AAGCAAAGGTAAAATGATAGTAACATTTGAGAAAAGAAAAGATAGACAAGATATAAGGTATCTGTATAATATACCTCATGCTTGCTGAGTTAGTGAGTGGATCCAGATACTACACGAAATGAAAAGAGGTACTGATCTGAAGACCAACACCTCTCAACTGAAATTTTATTGTCCCCAAATCCTGATGTAATTCTGCCAAGATGTCTCATCTAGATTGGGTTTTAGGAATACGAAAGAGTAGCTAATGAACCACTCAATGCCCGTTACAAAATGTATATTTCACCTACGACGGATTCTAAATATATATTTCACCTACGGAGGAGGATTAAAACATTTCACCTACGGAGGAGGATTCTAAATGTACACTAAAAGCCTACAAAGTCAACATTTATATCCAAAACTCCCTTTAGATTTGGCTATTTCCAGAATTCCGGTTAGTGACTATCTGAAAGATCCAGCCAAATTTATAGACGCTTATCGTGGTCACGGCTCTAGAATCGCAAATCTTTTCATGGATTATCGTAACCGATCCACATTTACTCTCACGAACCATTACATTGCTCGTATTGTCGGTTGCGATCCTAGAGTCGTGCGGAGATGGACTGCCCGTTTTGTGGAAGATGGATGGCTTATCAAACGATCAAAAGACTACAACGCGAATGTATACAAGATTGTCATAGACAGTAAGTCATCATATGCCATGTTCATGAAAAGCAATCCAGACAAAGCTATGTTCTTATGTAACCAAGTTATCTCTGTTAATGAGCGAAGCGTCCTCCCTAATAGAGATATTATATATATTAACCCTAGTCCTATACTTTCCTATACCGCGGGCGCACGAGAAACGATAAAACTATCGGCTAGGGAAGTGTATACAACACAAAAAAAAGAAGCAGAGCGAAGTTGGTTTAACCATCAACTCCATGTCCGAGTAGTAAGAGGCATAAAAATGCTACAAGAAGAGCAACAGAAGTACATTGCACTGCATAAAAAGCAGCCTGCGATGAAAGATATCCTATCCAAAGGACCAGTTCGAGAGGCATTGATTTCACCCTCAATCGTCAAGCTTGCTGGCCTCCTAGAACTTACTGAACTTGAGCAGATCAAGCTTATCGCTTTCCCTGATGATCTCATTGAGGAAGTTTATATCGAAGCTGAGAAGGTCAAGAATGGCTCCAGTCCTCGAGCTAGGGATAGGATAGGGTGGTTAATGGCTAAGCTAGGAGAAATGGCTAAGAATGCAAATTTGAAGCCAAATTGGAAGTGGGTTTTTGATGTCTGTGAAATCCTCGGATTAGATCCACGAGCCAAGTCGGAAGCGAGACCATTTGGTAGAAAAATGTCCTACGTTGGCCAAGGCCGTTACTATCCGTCACAAAATCAACCAAAAGTAAACGCAACGACGCCGGAATATGTTAAAACTCATGAGTGGAAAGGCCATGTTGAAGTTCCTAGAAAAGTTCACGATAACGACAAGCTGAGAGGGTATTTGCTTGATGCATTACATTCTCCTCTCGGGACCACAAAGTTTGCACTCCACTTATATCCTCTTGAAGTGCAAGAATTATCCTACGATCTTCTCTCCACTGAGAATTCATGCTACTGTATTGAATTGAGTAGGAAAGGCAGATGGGTGTTAGAAAATAATACTTGTAAGCATAAGAGGAGAGATAATGGAGAAGATTTATGTCCTTAAGATATCCAACTGGGAAGATAAAGGCATCCACTTTATGCTCGGCCAATGGAAAGAGATAGAATGTACCCATACTGAGGAGAGTAATGGAGAAAATATATGTCCTTGAAGGAACACCCGTTGCCTGGGCCAGAGCTGCACCAGGACAATATAAGATGTGGGATACCCAGAAGCAGATAAAATTCAATTATGGCATGATATTAGAGCACCAGCATGGTAATCTACCATTCTATTCAGGGCCTCTTCATCTAGACATAATTTTCTACTTCAAGATCCCTAAAACTCGTATGAAGCATTACAACCAATTGCTCTTATCACCACAGTTCTATAAGCCAGACCTATCCAATCTTATAAAGCTCGTTGAAGATGTAGCTACAGGAATCCTCTATCGCGATGACTCTCTGATCGCTCACATCACTGCACAAAAGAAGTATGATGCACGACCTCGTACCGAATTCTCTCTTAAAGAACTAGGCTCCAGTTCGTCATGTGCTCCCACGAGAAGGTGTCCGTGCCCTACAACGGAGAACAGATGAAAACAAATACAAAAAGGGAAAAAGTGGCTATTAAGAGTAAATCTCAATCCTATCCGAAGACAATAAGAACCCCTAATGAAAGATTTTTTGATGAATATCTCAATTTGAATACTTGGAAGATGACTCCGCTCACTATATCTTTCATCCAGAAATTAGGAGAAGAGCTGCTTGTCTGGGCTCAAACGGACCCGAATGCTCTGACGTTGGACCAGTGGCAAGTAGCGAATGGGGTATGTGACGAGACTAAATATCGATGGCTTGAGAAGTATCCGAGTTTTAAATTGGCATGGCAGCAGGCAAAGAAAGCATTAGGCGTTCGAAGAGAGGTAGGTGCTATCAATCGTAAGTATGAGGTGAGTATGATCTCTAATGTGATGGCTCACTATTCTAACGTGTGGAAGGATACTGCTGAATGGCGTGCAAAACTCAAGGGCGATGCTGAAAACAAAGCAGAACGAATGATTATAGTTGTCCCCTCGTATGATGAGCCTGATGAGAAAAAGCCAACGCCTGAAGAGGTTGCTGCGTTGGCTTGTAAGAGTATGAGGCAGAAGAGCCATAAGAAGAAGAGCTAGGCTCTATTTCACTACTGGCTCGTTACCTTTAAGTTTATTGATTTCGTCAGTATTCTTTTTAGTTCCTTTGCCTATCGTTTTTATCATATCAAGGGCGCTCATAGATCTGTTATTGGCGATGGCAATTTCTCCGCGAAGCTCTTTAAATTTGCTCTCAATGTCTTTAAGTTGTACCGCTTCTCTTTCTATTAATTTATGAGCGGTTTTTGATGTATGTAGAGCGTCTATTACATCAGTCTCAAGACCTCCCAGCTTTTTGAAATCGAGCTCTAAGATTCGAAGGGCATCTTCTATACTTCTGAGATCGGACTCTAGATTTTTAAGACGAAGGTTAGTGTCGTTAATCTTATCAGAGTTAGTGAACGCTCTAAACATTGTCCCGAGGACAACTATAATTGTTGCCAGTTTTGTCCATAATGGAATATTAATCATCTTGCTTCCTTATTCACGTTTGGCGGACCCCGGAGATGTACTCTTAGTTTTATTCAGATATATATCCAGTAGTTCGATCATAATGTCTCTCATATACCTGCCTTCTAAACCTGCAGCTGATTTCAATTTTCTCTGCAGACTGAGCGGTAGATCAAGAGTAATTCTCGCTAGACCGACTTTAGCTTTTGTCATTTATTTTCCTCAAAAAATGCTTTAATCTTCTGTAATGTCTTCATTGAGAAGTTATATTTGTTCTCTTTCATTTGCTGCACTCTCATGAGCGTCCAATAACTAACACCTATGAGTTCAGCCATCTGTTTCCATGTTAAGAGATGCGTGTGCTTAAATTTCTTCAGTCTATTAAATACAGCATCTGTTTTAATCGTCATTTACTATCATTCCTTCCTGTATTACAAATCTAAACACTGATGCTCTTTCCTTTTTGGGTTCTTCAGCTACTTTCTTTACCGGACACATGCACTTTTCTTCATGCTTATAGGCGGCAATAGGCTGCCCATAATCACATCCATTTGAGATATGATATGCATAACAATCATCACAGATGCACCGTGAGGCACATCGCTTCTTCCTACTCTGAATCATTTTAGTCCTTTATAATTTTGACAGCTCCTAGAAATCACTCCGGTGGCTGCCTGTTTTTAATAGTTATGCCGTTTGAAAGACCAACATAACTACTTATAGTATACCAAATGCCTAAAATAATGCAATAAAATTACTATAGTGTGTAAAGTATATCTCTATGCTACACTATTATTCGAGTTAGTTCTCACAATAAAAGGAGAGTGGAATGAGCGACAAGATGAGCATCGAGACCGTCATTAAACTTAATAAGTTTACACCCCGATCCTATCAATTGCCTATTGCTAAGGCTATCGCTTCTGAGGGTGGAGGGTATCGTAAACTACTCTGCGTTCTCCCTCGTCGTGCTGGCAAAGATGTATTGATGTGGAACTTAATGATCAGAGCAGCGCTTAAAGAGGTTGGAAACTACTTCTATTGTCTACCAACATTCGCCCAAGCGCGTACCGTTATCTGGGATTCTATTACTAATACTGGTGAGCGGTTCCTCGATTTCATTCCCGAGGAGCTGATAGCAAAGATTCGTAATGATACAATGCAAATTACGCTCATTAACGGCTCGCAGATCAAGCTGGTTGGCTCAGACTCCTATGACACCTCAATCATTGGTTCTAACCCGAAAATGATCGTGTTTAGTGAGTATGCATTAGCTGATGAGAATGCCTATAAGTTAGCAGCGATGCCTATCCTTCGTGCTAATAATGGTATTGTATGCTTAATTAGCACACCTCGGGGCAAGAACCACATGTACGAGCTCTACGAGATAGCTAAGAATAGTCCTGATTGGTTTACTTACTTCAAGACTGTTGAAGATACATTGCATATATCCCTTGATGATATTAATAAAGACATCGCATCGGGTGAGATATCGCAAGATATGGCTCGACAAGAGTACTTTTGCAGCTGGGAAATGGGCCAAGAGGGGTCGCTCTACGCCAAGTATATTCAAAATATGCGGTTGAGAGGGCAGATTGGTATTGTTCCGTGGGAACCGTATCATAAAGTTTATACGAGTTGGGATCTCGGAATTGCTGATCCTACCTGTATAATATTCTTCCAAGTAATTGGTGAGCTTGTGCGTATTATTGATTATTATGAGCAGTCCGACAGGGCAATGGATCATTTTGCAAAGGTAGTATTGGAGAAACCGTATGTATACGCTAGCAATGGTCATTTTCCTCCTCACGATATTATGGCTCGCGAGTCTGCTCGGGGATTGACTAAACGTGAGATGTACAAAGAATTGGGAATCAAGTTCACCGAGCCAGTCCAGATCGACATTGAAGATGGGATCGAACTTGTTCGACGGACATTTAGCAAGATGTGGATCGATGAGAAGAACTGCTCAAAGCTCATTAAGGCATTAGAGAACTATCGATATGAATGGGATGATAAGTTAAAAAGGTATAAAAATAATCCAAGGCACGATAATTGGTCACACGGTAGTGACGCAATGCGATACTTATGCGCAGCGTTGCCCAAATGCCGGTCAGGAAGTAATGCTGAAGATCTTGAGAAGAGATATCAAGAAGCAATGTATGGACAACAAAGCAGGTTTTCAGGACCATTTAGAGAAGATGGAGGATATTAGATGAAAAAACTATTACTATGCATTCTGTTTATGGCATTACCTGCCCTAACGGCCTTACGATACAACCATAAAACTATGATGTATTATACAACCAACGCTCGTATGAGAGTTGATGAGAATGATTATCATGTTCTTGCTCTCACGGTTAAGTCTGCGCTTGATAGCGCCTATGAGGCTGGTGGGTCCATGATAAAGACTATGGATGCAATATTGGAAGCGTTATTGGACAATGGATCGCCGGCCGCATTACAATTGGCTGAAGATCTTAAATGGATGTTTTACTCGAGGATATTATGAAAGATCAATCAAGCATAATTATTTGCGAAGGTGATGTTAGGCATCTTGTAGCAAAGTTACTTTTAGCTATCGTTGATAATATGTGGTATGAAAATCGCATCAACAAGAATGTTGCTTCGAAAGTCATCTTCGCTAGGAATAAGGGAGAAGCGGTAGTGAGGAGATTTATGGAAGATATTAAAGCTCCGACACATGAAAAAGAACATTACTATGCGTTGGGACAAGAGATATGCGGTATAATGCAATCAGAGCAGATGCATGAAGATATCCTGGCGCTTTCAATGAAAATATCAACGAACGTTGTTAAAAAGATTAATTTCTTGGATAAGTATAAAGAATCTGACGCTCACTAAATAAAAGAACAAAGCCATGGATAAGGATAAATTCAGGTGGATCTCTTTGGAGTAATAACTAAGGATATAATGTGGCTAATAATAAAATTGTTCATCATCATATTAAAAGAGATAAACCTATGCCTAATATAATCAAAATTATTCTTGCGATGGGCAGAAGGGCGGCAGATAAACGATATGGTCCCGGTTCTTACGATTGGGCAAAAGATGGTATATCGGAAAAAAATAACCAGCCAATAATTATGGACCACAGTAAGATACCTTGAGGAATGAAATGGAAAAGGAGCCACCTGTTATTATCGAAAAGTGTAAGAAGCAAGTGGTTCCTCCCGAGATATTAGCACTATTTCCCGGTACGTATATAAAAGAAGAGGATGAGAGTGAAGAGTAAAACACCGATTGAAGAATTAGATCTGTGGACAGGTCATTATAATTTGCTTAAGAAGCATGAAATAGACTCTGTTGAAGCGATAGAACGAATGAGTGATCTCGATCTTCTGAGTTATAAAAATATCGGAAGAAAGATGGTGCGATATGTTCGCGAAGCAGTTAAAAAACATAGGTTAAATAATCAATCTAAGTCCGATTTTATAGATTCCATTATGCATGCCGACAGGGCTATTAGAGAACTTTATAAGCAGGTTATAGCCCAATTGAATCAACAAGACACTGATTATATCATCGAGTTTAAAGGCAAGACTTATGACTTCTGTAAGCCTTTAAATGCAGATGAAAAACTTGAGGGTGACATACAAAAACATCAAGTTGCTCAAGCTTTTATTGCTGATGCCCTAGAAAAAATAAGCAAAGCACTTTTTGCATGTGTTGACGAAAATAATCCTGAAACATGGAAAGAGTATAGGCGTGTGTGGTTCAACCTAGCCAGGCTCCAACGTGAAACTCCTCGTGAAGAATCAGAGAGTGTCATTGAATCTGCACAACCTTATGAGGTTGACGAGGGAACTTCTAAAGATTTAGACTATGAGAGTGTTTATGTTCAGGCCCAAAGAAAGGATCTTTCAGATGAAGAAAAGTGGAATCTTCTCCTCAATAATTTCGTGGATAAAAAACAGAGATCAGAAGAGATGTGAGAAGATACTGGGCCAATCAATTATTAATACTGAACCTCTCCCGATCGTCCCTAGCATGCAGAATACTGTTGAAACTGATGTGGCTACGAGACGCCAAATGAAGCGGTTGAGAAAGTCTATCGATCAGCAGATGGAAAGTGCGAATATCAGGGCATTGAAGTCTCATGGTGCCCAATGTAAACATATGTTTGATTGTGAAGATCATAAATGTTTTAAGCGGGAGCCTGATAAGATTGTGGGCGTTCCTTACGAGGTAAAGAGATGAATGTTCATCAAAAGTTTCTCATGGATATTATAGGATCTTTGGCACACATAAGGCACACACTAGGTTCCATAAAGAATGATCAATTCAATTATAAGTTTAAATGTCCAGAATTGGCAGATTATATAAAATCTCTCGAAGACGAAATAATTGTAAAGATAAGACGTCACAAAAGAAATGAGGCTTTGGCTAAAGCTAGGACATTTAAGAAACTAATTAAAGATATGAAAAAGAAATAACTTTTTGATTCTACGTTTCTATTATAAAGACTCTGATTAACATCAGGGTCTTTTTTGTTGCTTTGAAATCCTCAACTTTGTAGGATAGGCATATAAAGTACAAATCAGGCGTCGCTCTTCGAGCTATGTCCTGACAAGAAGGAGGTATAGTAATGTTGTTTCCCCAGTTGGGCCCGCAATATTACGATGAAGGGGATCGTGGAATCCTCGGTCGTATGGAAGCATTTTACGCTGAATCTATTACCATCAACCAATCCTTTTGGGGAGAAGCTGATACGGATACCCGATTCTATCAAGGCGATCAGACTCTTTGGAATGATCTCTATGGTAACCTGCCAGCCAATCGTAGGCGGCAATTTAGTTTTAACCGGATACGAAGAATCATAAACATGATTAGCGGCCATCAGCGTCGCAATCGTAAGTCTATAATCGTTTCCCCTATAGAGAATGGTGATGCTGAGACTGCGGATCAGATGACCAAAGTACTCATGTGGCTCAATCAAAAAGAAGACATTCTAGAAACCCTATCCGATTCGTTTGAAGGGGCTTTGATTACCGGAATGAATCTTCTGCAAGTATGGGTAGATTATCGAGAAGACACTATATCGGGGAATATAAAAGTTGATAATTGCAGTTATAACAGTTTTCTTATCGATCCTTATTTCCGCAAGGCTGACCTTTCTGATTGCAATGCTATTTGGAAAAGATCATTTCTTACTAAAAGAGAAGTGGTGTCGTTGCTTCCAGACAGAGCAGAGGAAGTGCTTGGATTGATTGGCCTGGATTCAGGTACTGGTCGTGATGGGAAGTTCCAGTTCATGCCAGAATCTTATAATTACGGACTCAAGAATCTTCTCACCTATGATGAATATTATTATCGTGATATGCGCACACAACGGATGCTCATTGATACGAATACCGGTGAACAGATTGAATGGTCGAGTAAGGATGATGACAAGTTAAAGTTATTCTTGCAGGCCTATCCTGAAACGTCTATTGTTGAATCTGAAATTCCGACCGTTCGTTTAGCTATTGTTGTACAAGGAAAGGTATTTTATGATGGACCTAATCCTATGGGTATCGATAAGTACCCTTTTGTTCCTGTTATGTGCTACTACCGTCCTGAAATGCCTTATTTCGATAAGCGTATTAGCTCTGTTGTTCGTGATCTGCGTGATAGCCAGTATCTTTACAATCGGAGAAAAGCTATTGAGCTTGATATTCTCGAGTCTCAGATAAACTCTGGATGGGTCTACAAAGAGAACGCTCTCGTCAACCCTAAAGATGTGTTCCTCAATGGCCAAGGTCGGGGTCTTGCTTTGAAAGAAGAAGCGCAGATGACCGATGTACAACAGATCATCGCACCACGATTCGATCCTACAACGATTCAACTATCGGAAATACTCGGTAGAGAGATGAACGAGATCAGTGGAGCGAGTGAAGAACTCTTAGGGTTCGATAATAAAGAAACTATGTCTGGGTTCCATGCAATGCTCAAGATGAGCGCGAGTACTACTACTCTTCAAGGACTGTTCGACCACCTGGATCAGGCGCAAAAGATACTTGGAAAACTATTCCTTGATGTGATGAAGGTTAACTTTACTCCTGGAAAGATTAAGAAGATCCTCGAGGGTGAAGAGCCAACACCACAGTTCTATAGTAAGGCTTTCGGTACTTATAACATAGCCGTTGAAGATGGTCTCAACACTACAACGCAGAAGCAGATGCAGTTTGGTCAGTTACTACAGCTCAAAGAGGCGGGCGTTCCGATACCAAACGATGCACTTCTCGATGCTGCAACGGTGCAGGGGAAGAAAAAGATTATCGAATCTATTCAGAAGCAAGAACAACAGCAGCAACAGATGCAGCAAATGCAAATGCAAGCTCAGTTGGAACAAATGCAAGCTCAAACCGAGCTCTCCAAAGCCCGTGCTATTGCGGATGAGGGCCTTGGGCTTGAACGGGCATCTCGAGTACAGGAAAACCAAGCGTTGGCTGTTGAACGCAGAGCTGAAGCTGAGAAAGATCATGCAGTCACTCTCCTTAATCTTGTTAAAGCCCTTAAAGAGATCGATCTTATGGATATACAGCAGTTGGAACAATTGATAACGTTACAGCAATCAGTTAAGAATGAAGAACGAGAGCAGGAAGCTCATGTAGCCCAACAGGCTTTAGGACAACCTCAACCTGACTCTCAACAAAATGTTACGCCCTCTCCTAATGGTTAGGTAAGAGGTTTTTATTAACCTTGCAGCGAGAAAAGGGGTTATCCCTGAATCGGTCTGCAGTTACCAGGGATTATCCCTGAAAAGGAATCGCTATGGCGAAAAGACATCACGGTAAAATGAAGCATCATGGAATGCATGGTCATTATGAAGGACATGCAGGACGCAGACACCAAGAGATGCAAGATGCAGGAATGATTAGAGAAGATCATTCAGCAATTGCGAATCTTCCCCAAGGCGTCATGATCAAAGACTGGCCTAAAGGCGGATCATTTATGCCAGAAAACATCAATGATACTATCTCGGGCGTTGATCGTCAGATGGATACGGATAGTAACAAACGTAAAAGTCATGAACGGCCACATAAGTACTAAATAGAGTCTAGTGGGAAAAATTTACCATTCTTCCCACTAGTAGTAATGTTTGGTAAGGATTACGAATGGCAAAATTCACCCATCATTGCGAAGGATATGTACAAGATGAATACTCTACCTCATCGGGAGAGCCTTTATGGGGATCTGATCGATGGGACTGTTTTGAGGTTCAAGACAGAGAACTTTCTCTTGTAATTAATAAACAAGAAGGGATTCAAGTGAACTTTTGTCCATTCTGTGGTTATGAAGGGAGAACCCATGCCAGCAATGCCACGGTTCAGTAAAAGAGGAACGAAGATCGCCTACAAGATCTTAGGGAAACCTGAGAATATTGCATTCAAGCCTACTGCTCGTGAGAATGATATTGATCGGCGTCTGACATTTCAAGACACTACGAGAGTGAGGTAACTATGGATAATTTTAGTATCAAGTTTGCTTCCGGAACCTTCTACGACAATATTACACCGCGTAGACGGCAAGAAGTAGCAGACTCGCGGATGATCCAAGAGGATCAACAAGCCATGTCTAACTTGCCTACTCACGGATTCCAAAGACTATTTGATCCAGGAAGCTTTGATAGACCGCCATTTGGTGACGATGAGGTAATGCCTTCGCCCCGTCGTAAAGCGAGAAAGGGATAATTATGAAAAAGATGTGTAAAGCGTGCAAAAAGAAACATGCAGGTAAATGTAAATAGTTATTAGCGAAAAGTGGTTTTATCGAAAATAACGCCACTTCTTATTTGCGTTAGGAGGCAACATGCCAAAACTAAAGAAGAATGCTTCTAAGAAGAAGAAACATGCTCGTATGGAAGAAGAAATGAAAAAGTTCTACCATAACAAGATGCATTCTGGCTCTAAAAAGGGACCTATTGTAAAAGAGAAGTCTCAGGGAATTGCGATAGCCATGTCTGAGGCAGGCGAAAGCAAGAAGAAAGCTAAGAAGAAGCACAAGAAAAAGAAATAAAGAAGGCCGGTGACTAATAGAAATGCCCCTCGCAAAACATTCCAATCAGTCACTGCCCATTTGCATACTTGCTTATCTTATCACATTTAAAGGAGAGTACAATGTCTAAGAAAACAGTGGGCGCCCACTCTCTTGAGCTGATGCAAAAGACACCAGAATCAAGAAGCCCCATAGAGATCCAACGAGAGATGCAGCAAGATTACCTTAAAGAACTTGTTAATTGCGTAGAGGCCAGTAAAAGCACCTATCAAGGAGACTTTTACGTCGTCGTGATCACCAAGAATGAAAAGTTAATGCCCAATGTCTTTCGTAATTACTTCTTTGCACGCAAGACTTGCCCCACACCTGAGTATGATCAAAGTATCTTTAAATACAGTAGAGCGGATGAATCTATTGTCTATCTCTGGACGATACCATCACGCGATGCATCACACCATTTGAAGGATAATGCATTGGTGGTACACCCCTCAGAACGGCAACTTCTTAAGTTTGTCCTTGAGTTTGCTGATGGAACACTCTATAAACTGTGCAAAAAGCTTAATAATGAAGAAGAAAAGTCATCTTTGATCGTGAAAGGATAGTAATGGTAGAACTATTAACTGATTACGTGGTTTCAATGGAACCCCATAAAAGAGCCCTGATTGAGCATCTTTTCTCTAATTATCATGATAATTCCTGTGACGAATGCAATAGAGCTTCTGTTATTGCAATTAATGACGAAAAATTAAACTTTATGCTTAAAAAGGTTGTAGAAAGTATTGATAAGGCATTATCAGAACAAAAAAAAGATCGAG